AGGAAGGCTGTGGACAAGATCTTGATGAAGAAGATCAAGGAGTTTTCTGCCAAGGGTTGGATTGAACACACGAAGAACGGGACGGACGGATACCCGGAGATCCTTCGCTTCTCGACAGGTTCCCGACTCTACATTGGTTCTTATATGCAAGATCCGACCACCTACGAGGGTCACGACTGGCATGGTGTCTGGTTTGACGAGCCTCCACCTCGCCCAATGTTCGTGGCAGTTCGCCGTGGTTGCTTGGATCATGGTGGGCGAATCTGGTTCACGCTGACTCCACTGAGTTGTCCTTGGATTTATAACGAGATTGCTTCAAGGGCAGACGGCATGAGGATTGCGGATTTCCATCTAGACTTGATGAACAATCCATATATCCCTGAGAAGGAGAAACTATCCTTCATAGAGGATTTGACTCCTGAAGAGATTGAATCAAGGGTTCACGGCAAGTTTAGCCACTTGTCTGGTTCGATCTTCCCTGAGTTTAGCCGTGAGACTCATGTGGTTTCGGGGTTTGAGATTCCAGAGTCTTGGCCTCGTTTCCTGGTGATGGACCCGCATGATCGTCGTCCGTGCTACATGGCATGGTTTGCGATCAATCCGAAGAACCAGTTGTTTTGCTACCGTGAGTGGCCTCACGATCCTTTCCACTCGATCAAGACCTGTCGGAACTCTGTCCGTGACTATGTTTCGATAATCCGTACAGAGGAGGGGAAGGAGTCTATCTATGAAAGGATCATTGACCCAAACTTTGGCAAGACTCCTTCGGTGTTTACAGGGAGGACACTGATAGAGGAGTATGAGGACCACAACATTGATTTCTATGCAGAGATCAACAATGACTTGTCTTTAGGGCATCAGAGGGTTCACGAAGCTTTGAGGGCAGATATTGGCGAGCCGAAGTTTTTGGTCTTTGAGAATTGCCGTAACATGACTTGGGCCTTTGAGAACTACATTTGGAATCAGAAGGATATGGAGTCAGAGTATGGGGCGAAGGAGAGGCCAGGGGATGCGGGTAAGGACATGATTGACACGCTTCGCTATCTCTTGGACTTCGAGCCTCGTTTCAGTATGGGTCAATCAATCATTTCAGAAGAAACCAGGGATCTTGGAGTTACGGGGTATGGGGGCTAAATGGAAAAACATCCAGAGAGTAGGGGTATAGACCTTGCTCCACAAATCAAAGACGAGACTGTTGTTGATCTGGTCAAGCAGGTTGAGAAAGCGGTAGGAGATCGTTCTCAGTGGGAGAACAAGCAAAGAGTCTTTTACGAGAGACGCTTTGGTATCCGTGGGGAAAAGAACTTCCCTTGGCCGGGTTCTTCCAACATCAACATTCCCTTGATTGACAAGACGATACGCCGTCAGAAGCCCCTCTATGTGAGTGCGGTTTTCGGTGTGAACCCTGTGTTGTCGATTGAGACTCTGGGTGAAGCTGCTCCTGAGAGGGCGAGAAGGATAGAGAACTTCTATGATTGGTTGATCCGTTACAAGATGGATCATTGCCGTGAGACTCAGATCCACTCAATAGACCACTTCCTTACCTATGGTCAGTCTTACATCAAGGCTGTCTGGGACCACCAGACTGAGAGGAAGACCAGGACTCTGGACCTTTCTTTCTTGCCTGAAGATGTGGACCGGAGCGAAGTGACGGATGAGGACTTCATTCAACTGGCTCCACAGATGGGGTTGGACCTCAACAACAAAGAGGACCGCATTGCCTTTGAGTCTGTCCTCAAGCAGTTCCGTGACGGCAAGGAGTTCCTGAAGGTTTCCCTGCAGGTGGTGAAACAGAATGCTCCTGCTTGGCACTTCGTTGATTCGAGGGACATTGTGGTTCCCTTCGATTCTTCCGACGAGATAGACACCTTGCCTTGGATCGCTCACCGAATGTTCCTGACTCCAGCAGAGATCAAGGCCAGAGGTATCCAGGGAATGTATGACTCCGAGGTTGCCCAGAAGGTGGCGAAGGAGTCCAAGACTTCAGAGATTGCCAGTCGTGACACTTCCTATGTGAACACATCTAGAACTGTCAGGGAGGGTATCTCTGCCACTTCTTCTAGCGGTTCACACATTGAGGTTTACGAGATCTATTTCCACCACGACATCAATGGTGACGGGTTGGAAGAGAAGTGCGTGATGACTATCAGTGCCAAGGGCAATGAAGTCTTGCGTTTGATCGAATACCCCTACGAGCATGGTGAGTGGCCCTTTACTCGTTTCGTTTACGAGATCACTGAGCCTCGCTGGTATGCTCCTCGTGGGATTCCTGAACTACTGCATGACCTCAATGCAGAGATCAATGCCCAGCACAATGCCAAGCTCGACCGCATGACGATTCAGAATGCTCTGACCTTCAAGGTTAGAGAGGGTTCCATTCGCAATCCCTCTCAGTTGCGTTTCCGTCCGGGTAGTTACATTCCTGTGAGGCGTATGGACGACATACAGCCTATTACGCATCAGGTCATGGATTATTCATTCGAGGCAGAGGAGAGGACGCTCAAGGCTTACGCCGAGGAGTATGTTGGTGTTCAGGATTTCGGGATCTCCAATGTGAATCAAAAGGTTGAGAGAAGGACTGCGGCAGAGGTTCAAGAGATTTCTCGCATGAGTCAGATGCAGGGAGCCTTGGACATTCAGATCTTCCAAGAGTCGATGAGGAGACTGCATCGTCAGACCTTGTTCCTCTGGAGTCAGTATGGAGATATGTCCGTCATGGTGAACATTGACGGTCGTGAGCCTGTCATGTTCAACCGCTGGGATCTCTACTCTGACTTCGACCTGATTCCAACGGGTCGATTGGACAACATGGATTCAAGGGCACGGTCTCAGAAGGCACTGGCAGATATGCAGGTGGCTTCTTCTCCGAACTTCTCTCCCTTTATCAACTCCTATGAACTGGTCCGTGATTACTTCGAGAACAGTGACTACCGTTCTTCGAGGAGGTTCTTACGGGCACCGGGGGTCATGGAGGAGGACGCTGCCAGCGAGCAACTGACTGAGATCCAGTTCATGCAGACGATGAAGCAGGTTTCCCCGGTTGACCAGGGTGACGCACACCAGATTCACATTGAGGTCTTGCAGCAAGCGATTGAGGCGAACATGGAAGATCAGGAGTTGGTCTTGCTGATGACGGGTCACTTGGCACTGCATTCGTCCATGCTGGGAGACAACTCAATGTTGGAGCAGTTGCAGCAGCAGGGGGCAGAGGTTCAGCAGCAGGGGACAAGGGTTTACATGAGTTTCCCCACGCCGGACCCGATGGCTCAGGGTCAAGTTCAGGGGGGTCCACCCCAAGGGGGTCCACCTCAAGAGGCACCTCCTCAAGAAGAGCCGCAGCCTGAACCTGAAGGGGAGGTAATGGCATGAGAATAGAGCAGGTGGTTGAGGAGTACGATCTTCAGGATAAGACATTTAAGAAGTATTGGGGTGGTTTGGAGGGGGAGGGGACTCCTCACTCCTTGTTGGGTCAAAAGAGGGCAGAGGAGCAGAGAAGGTTAGAAGTCCTTATCAGGGACCAGAGTTTGGCTTTCATGGAAGCAGTTCTTTTGCCTCTTCGTGAGCAGTATCTTTCAACTGCTTTGACCGCTAGTGAACCGAAGGACATTTACGAAGCCCGTGGCGCATACATGGCCTTTGAGGATGTTGTGAACTATCTCTTGAATTTGTGTGCGGATGAGGATTAGTATTGACAGGCACCTGACTTTGGGTGTAACAAAAACCTAGATACCCTAAAGGGGGTTACTTGGACGAGAAGAACACGGGCGTAGATGGTGTCCCCGTCACCGATTCGGGCGTAACTGGCTCCCAGGATTCCAGTAGTGTTTCCCCGAACACAACAGAGGCGCAAACTCCTGCGAAACCATTTGGTCAAGATGCACCAGCCTCAGACGCATCGCCGGGAACAGGGGATCGAAGGATTCCTTATGACCGTTTCAAAGAAGTTTACGACAAAATGAAAGGGTACGAGGCTCAGATACAGAGCCAACCAGGAACTCCAGTACAGCAACCAGCGGGTGCGGTGCCTGACGCAATCGACGATGAGATCAGTCGGTGGACAAAGATAGCAGAGGATAGTTTCGACGATCCTCGAAAGTCTGTTGAAGCTGCTGATAACATTGCGAAGTTAAGGGCAACGCAGATCTCGAACCAGACGATACAGGGACTCATGCAAGAGCAAGCGAGAGCATCGGCTGTTCAACAGTTT